TCCCAAGTCTCCCAAGTCCACGACCGCGCCCGTCCTCGATGAGACCGCGCAGCGCGAAAAAGACCTCAACCCCCACAAGGCGTACACCCTCAACCCCCGCCAAACCTTCTATAAAATTTCCGGCGAGGCTATCAAAGCCGGGAGAATCGCCTTCGATAGGGTGAACGAACTAACTAGGCTTGCCAACACCGACGGCTGGGGCGCGGCTCTGGCCGGGCTTCAAGCGGCGATGAGGTAGGGAGTTTTCCGGGAAAACAGAAGCCGGCGGCCGTTTGGCCGCCGGCTTCTAACCTTAAAATTTGGAGATTAGAGCTTGACACCGTTGTGTAACGGGTATATAATGGAGCTATACCGTTACACAACGGGAATAACACCACACATTATCAACCGGAGGTACGCAATGTTACAAGAGATAACGATCGCAAACTTGAATCTTAAACGTCAGTGGGGTTGGGGTTGAAGCAATACCCCGACAGGTGAGGATGCCTATTCGATTGAATCACCGACTGAACCTGATTATGTCGGTACGCTCGGTCAGATTAACCGCGCGGTAGCTGCAGATCGCACCTATGCGTCGATGTTGTCGGGCGGGGTGTTCCTGAACTCCCAATGGTTCTGGAAAGGCGAACCTATCGAGAGCACCTGGACTTTTGGGCTACTGAATGAGGCCGATGACCTACCCGTCCCCGTAGACGACGGGTACGACGAGTGGTATCACAAGAATCAACAGCATCACTGGGACAATGATGTTTATGGTTATGGCTGGTTCGAGGGATTGCATTTGCCGGAGGAGGCCGAAACAACCGTAAGAATCCGTATCCGTATAGGCCAACAATAGACAAGAAACTAGCCCCAAGCCCGGCGGGGGAAGGCCGGGCAACAAGGAGTTTTAGAATGATTAACGAAGAAAGCGTGATTATGTTTGCGAATTACATAAGGGCCACGGCCGATAACGCCGCCGCCAGAGCGGATGCCGAGAAGATCCTGCTATTGGTCTCTCAGGGTCGATACGGGACCTTGGCACGTCGGATTGACATAGCACTGAGTAATTCGAGATTGACCCACCAAGACCTGTTGGAGGTCTTCTCGGAAGATGACCTAGCGGATATCTTCGACATTCCTTACGGGAGGCGGGCGGACAATTACGATTACACGTCCACTCGTCGAGCCAGGAATCGCCGGGCAATCCTGAACGATAAGGCGCGCGCGCTGGGATTCGACTCGCTCTCTGAGTTCGAGACAGCCTGGAAGAACGACGTCATTCAGGTTGCAGTGAGGAGGCAGCACGCACTAGAATAAATAATTTAGGCCAGAAGTACTGTATACAAATTGTATACAGTATGCTAGAATGTAGATAGTTGAGATTGCAACACGGTCTCAATCGGAGATAACCAAGCCGAATAGTTGGTTGCGGTTCATCGGGTAGCAGCCGGTGCTAAACTAAGACGAGGCCGCGTAAAATAACGAAGGCGGATGACATCCGCGCCCAACAGTCGGGAGCAATCTACAGGATTGACGTGCCAGGAAAGGGACGGGCGGGCTGGCAAACAGGAGGTAGGACATATCTCCACAACTACGGTTCCAGCGTTGGGAAATAATTAAATGAAATTCGGAAAGTATGCCCGCCTCAAACGCACTGAGGCGGGCATTACTATTTCACAGTGCGCACAGGGACTAGGCATTACCCCGGATGCCTACCTAAAAAAAGAACAATCACTCAGGGGATGGTCGCTTGATGATGTGACCAAACTGGCTACGGTATACGGCCTCAAGCCAAGTAATTTACTTGCTGAGTATGAGGCAGTCAATACGCCGTAGCCCTAACAAGGGCATCCAGCCGAATTGCTAATCTTGCCGCAAGGCAATGTGGGTATTTTTACCAACTAATCACAATCGGGGCAATCGCCGGTAAACCCGCAATCGGCTGATCGCCCGCTCGTTAGCAGGACTTAACTTATGACAAAGAAATTTATTGTAATTAACGACAACGGACGATGCTATTCGCATTTTCCAGACACAACTGGGCATTACGCCACATTGTGTCAACTAGACGGTTGGGATGATGCACCAGAAATCAACCAATCCATCGCCGGCGATTTAGATGTTGTAACCTGCCCGGAGTGTATAGCAATTTTCGATGTCATTCAAAATTTTAGTGTCTATGACATCGACAGAAACGGGGTGCGTCCCTGCTAACTGGATCAGTCACACCCCCCACGAAGCGCAAGACGGGCGTACCGCCCGCTTGCTATATTCTTCCGGTCCATATCCAGCCCGCCCCGCCAGCCCGCGCACTCCCACTATCGCCGCCTATGGCGGCTCAGTGGGGCGCGACGGGCAGGGCAGGGGCAGGGCAATAGTAACCATTGAATCCCAAAAAAAATCAGCCGCTTCCAACTCACTCGGATGGTGAAGGCTCCACAATACCAGGAAACAAATCCGTGTCCGGTTCAATCGCCTTCAATGCACTGTGCATCCGCCACATCAATTGATGATTGGCAACTATCCGCGCCTCGATTGCGTCAAAGGCGTCTTGGGCTTCACTGCCGAGCCGAGCGTATTGCGTGGTGTAATATGCCGCCATCTCCTCTAATTCGCCATCAGCCACGAGTTGCGCCTCTAGCTGGACGCGAGCTTCGATAGCCTTGAGTTGTAATTTTAGGCCATTTGCGAGTAGTTGCCGGATGTGTCTTTCTCTTTCCGTGTACACCGCTGCTTGCGCCGCCTGAGCGGGTGTGATTGTTATTGCCATTTTAGAACTCCTTTATGTAATTGTTATGTTCATATAGTTCGATGGACTTTGCTTCACAAGCGTTTTTACAGAAATTGCACCACTGCCGTATGTGTATGTAACGGCGTATCGTACTCCGCCCGTGATGAGGCTCTTTACAATGGTCATACTATTAGCGTATGAATTGAGGTGACTAGACCATTGTTGTGTTGGCACAATTGATGAATAACCAGTAATACAAAATCTTTCAGAGTACGCGCATCCTCTGCCAGAGTTACTGAGTGTAGCATTGAATGTGACTTCAATGTCTATAGTTCGGCTTACATTGTCCGGCCACATAATATCAAAGTTCACTGCTGGCCCACCGCCAGTCGCGATGAAGGTGTCTGTATGGACACTCTCTACCACGTTTATTGTCGCTTTGTTGGTAGGGTCAATAGTGAACACGGATCCCCCCGCCCCATCCGACACTACAATATCCCCCGCTACATCGAGCGTTGCGCCTGTTACGGGGTTTGAGCCGCCGACTGCCAATACGCTACCGTTCCAGGTCAAGTCTGCATCGGCGTCTAGTTGCCCGCTGGCGTCTACAATGACAATCCTGTTATTCGTCAGCGTAGAGGATAGCAAGGCAATCAGCTTCGCCACGCCCGCATCATCAAGATGCTTCCAACCGTCGGCGGTGGGGTAAAGTTTATCATAGCCGGAGGCGGGGTTGCTTGGTGTTGAAGCCTCTTGTTTAACGTTTATTTGTCCCATCGTGTTACTCCATTCGGCAAGCTCAGGGCAAGCCTATAATCAATCTATTTGTAGTATGCCCGCGCCAGGCCAGGCAGGGGGCGCACCGCTACCGTAGGGGCCGAGGATAAGGCCGTCGTTGGGGTTGGATGCGTCAAAGAGAAGGACGGCTACATTGGTTTTGGTAGTGAGGGTAAGGGCGTGGTTCCAATACCCCACGTTTAATTCAATTGCTGAAGCGTTGCCTTCGATGCGGACAAGGGCTGTAAAAGTGGAACTGTTGAATGATACGAGTTGCCCGCGTACTATGGACAATCCGCCGTCAACAGTCATCGAGATGCCGCCTCCGCCGCCCGTTGCCTGTTGAGATATGTTTCCTACATCAAGTGATTGCGATAGACCGGCGTTGCTATACCGTTCTTTGATGCCGGTGATGTACCGCTCTTGATCATCGCTAAAACCATTGTAACTTACTACATCCCACACCTGCAGGTGAAACGCTGGCATATTAACCAAACGGCCTTGCTGAACACTGGCTTTTGTTTTGTTCAGTAATCTGGCAGCGATATCTTCCGCCTGGTTGTCTGATGTGATGTATCTGCGATTAACAACACTAGTGAACATCCGTCCGATTTCGGCTTGCAACGTAGTAGCCAATGCCTCGCCGCCTACTGCATCACCGGCAACTGCTATATGGGTAGCTGTGGGTAATGTTCGGCGGCTGCTGCTTTTCACGTCAACTAATGGATGTTCGCCCGCTCCGTTGCCGAATGTGTAGTCAACTGAGGGAGAGGCGGTCAAGACGAAACAATGAATTGATAAGTCAACAATTTGGTATTGAAACTGGAATTGTGTTGCCAATGAGTTGAGGACCGAGCGCCCACTCTGGCCTGGTTGAATTGATAGCGAAATTGTTAGGCTCCATAAGCTATTGGTGTCGAATGACGATTCCATTATACCGGCCAGAGCGGCGGTGGCGCGGATAGCCGCTTTGATGGTTACACTATTGAAAGTGTATCCGTAGTAAGCTTTCCATCTCTCCAGAAGCAATTCACCACCGACGGCCGTAATTTTTACTTGGCGGTTATAATCCAGCCATTCTATGTCGCTCAAAATTAACTTTCGATCCACCCCATACGCTGTACCGTTTATGGTTGCGCCTACGCTGAAAACAATGTTTGCGCCTAAATATCCATCCTCAAGAAAATCCAAATCTGTGTTGCCGGCAGGGTTATCAATAATCAAATCGAGGCTGGATTTTTGAGCTTCGCTATAATCGTAGCTGATTATCCGGCTTGTGTTGAACGTCTTTGCGCCGGCAATGGCCGGTGAGCGAAACACCTCATCATCACCCACAATATAGCACCCCTCATTACTTATAATCACGTTGGCCTGGTATGGCAATGTGCTGAAGCCGAGCCTCATCCCCGCCGAAAAGTATTCAAACTCGTTAAGGGTAAACCAGTCATCGTCGTGGGTTATATTGTGGGAAATGAAAACATCGCTATCCCAATTGATGTTACCTGCCAGACCTCCACTCTCAACAGCATAGACCATTAGCCAGCCGTAATCAGCTCGACACAGCTTTACGCTGTTGATTTCGTAGGGAACGCCAGCGGCTTCTGCTGAAAGCAATAGGTGGGTCCAGATCGTTGTAAGCGTGTTGGTGGTGTAATTGTATTTATAGAACTGGATAGAGCGCTCTTGGGCTATAGAGGGACCTTTAATCGGCACAGTTAGATAATAACTATCGCTTCCGGCGTCTAAGGTAGCTACCCCAAATTCTCCGGTAACATCAGAAGGGAGCGTGAACGCCCGTTGCCCTCCCCAACTATCTGTGGTGTGATTATAGCGCCGCATTTTGATTGTGTTGGTCCCGTCTCTCCAAAAGACGGCGCTGCGCGTAGCGCCTACGCTAACGCCTACAAGCGTGTGAACTGACGTTGACGCTGACCAGATTGTTTGTTCTGCGCTCCAGGATGATCCGCCGTTTGAAGTACGTCGCCAGTAAGCTGTGCCTGTGCTGGTGTTGATGTATACCAAGACCGTGTATGTTCCTGTCCAGAATAGGGCGTGGCGGTAAATGCCTGTCTTTATGGCTGTCCAGGCGGCCGTCCACTCGCTGGGCAGGGATGGATCGGCAATGAGCCGCCATTGCAACTCGTAAGTTGCGGCGTAAATATATTGCCGGGATTGTATAAACGTGGCTGCTCCCATACTGGCGTGGGCGATTGCGTGTTCGTCTGCCCTTGATGCTGTTGAGGCCAGTAAAGATGGGTGGGGTATATCCGCTTCTCGAATAGATAGCGATACGTGGGGCGTATAGGCAGTTTTCTTTTGTTCTGCCAACAGAGCAGCCGAGATAGCCCTTGCCATTAAGACCAATCCCCCACATACCTATCCAGCTGCCCAACCTCAACCGGTCCCCCAGCCACATCCATCGAAGCCGACTTACTCAACTCAGACATAAAACGCCGCAGCTGTGCCGCGCCCCAAGCTCGCACTTGCTGAGTAACCAGCACGTCAACCGCACCTCGCCTCTCGGCAATATCTACCGCACGCGAGTTGGCGGCATAGGCCGCGCCGCCCAGAGCCAGCAAACCGTGATCACGCTGAGGAACGCTGGTAGCGTTTATATCCAGAGTATGCAGGCGAGTATAGAAAACACGCGCCGTTTCGCCCGTATCAGGCTCATAGCCGCTCAGGTAGAGCGTCTGTAGCGATGACCAGTAGCTAAAGGCGCGTTCATTAGGCGGGTCCTCCGGGTCGGCGGCAGTGAAGGGACACCACACGTCAGTAACATCTATCAGTGTGTTTGCCAGTACGCTCAGGTCCAGTTCTTTCAGTGTGTCCCGTCTACCGATAACCCATTCGCCATCAACTGTTACAACCGTATCTGCCGGTATCACTACTTCGGCAGGCACAGCCGCGGGAGCGGTAATAGCCACCGCCGCCACATCCTGATAAGGCCGTTCGCGGGAATAGATTTCAAGCGCCTGGTTAAGCGCCTCGTCCAAATCGGCATCAGACCAAACATCAGCTTCAGTGTCAGCCAAAAGTTGGCGCGCCCGCTCACGAATAACAATTAACGTGGTCATCGAAGCTTGTTCCTCACGTTAGCGGAAATCAGCATTTCCTCAATTTTGACAAGGCGGGATCGAAAAGCGGTCAGCGATTCCTTTCCCAATTCTCTCAATCCATCAACGGCGTTCTGATCAATCTTAACCTGCTCAATCAAATCAGTTGCGCGACTAAAACAGGCGTAACCAGTTGCGCCAAGGACAATAAGAGAATCATCCCCTAACCTGAACGTTGTTGCCGACGCGCCATCAAGGCCATTCAGGGTATGCTGCTTGGTGTAGAAAATACGGGCGGTCTCCGTTGTTTCCAGAGCCTCGCCATCAGAAACATAGACAATCTGCTGATCAAGCCAGAAGTCAAACTTGCGCACCTTCGGCTTATCATCTGCCGCGACGTATGGCCCCCATACGTCAATCACATCTACCAAACCCGATATGCCGCTAATATCTATCTCACGTCCATTGGCAGACAGAACGGCTGTCAAAGCGAGACTACTGGCGCCACGCAACGGCAAAACAGCAAAATATTCGTCCAGCGCGTGTCTAATAGCTTCGTCCAGCGTGGTTGTCGACCAGATAGTATTACCTGAATCCATCAACGATTCCTCTACACGGTCCCTCAAATTAGCCAGCGTAACAGAACTAGCCATACTATCGCTCCTTTCCGGCCAAAGGCCAGGGTATCAATTCCTCACGCACCGCCAGGCCGGAGGCACGCCAGGCGTGGTAAAGTTCAAACAACGCCTCTGAACGCCAGACTATTTTTTGATAGTCATCAGCGTAGCCTTCGGCGGCGGTCAGAGTATCAGTGTCCAGATTGGCTATGGTTACGCTTTTAAGCGACAACCCGGTTGCCCCACTTTCTCTAAGCAGATAAGCCAGCCCCACCGCCCGCTTCTCAAGCGGAGCGGGCGAAGCGACAAATGACAATCGCCTAATATCTCTAAAAACTTCCCACCCGATGATCAAAGCGCTTTGTAGTAGTGTCCGGTACAGGTCGCCTGCTTGAGACAATTCCCATATTCGCGCACCCTGTACCCTGTCGAATGTGGCGGCAATAAAACCATCGCCGTCAATCGACAAGGCAATCTCGTCCTCAATCACCTGCGGCCACTCTAATCCGTTTAAGAGCCGCCCTGCCAATGTGAGGCAGAGCCAGCAGATCAATGTCAGTAGCGGCGCGTAAAGCCGCCAACGTTGTATAACCGCCCTCGGTCAACGCGCCTATGTGCATCATCTTCAGGCCGGTGGCAAGCAGCGCGTCCCGGTCTGCTGTAGCAAACAACGCCTCATCAGCAAGCAAAAGACCACTTGTCGGAACGCTAAACTTCTGATACTCCCTGCTGATCACAATCACGTAGCCGGGATACACTTTTGCGGCTTCCGGGGGGTATTTTAGCTTAAGCGATTTACAGGCCGCCTTGATTAACTCTTGCTTGCCCACGTTATTCCCTCCTTTGTGACCCACCTCAGGAACAGATTGACCAAAGCGACAACCAGGGTGATGATTGTCTCGTCCAGCTCGAAGTCTGCGTAGCCAAAATAATTGGCTATGACCACCAACACGGCCAGAATGTTAAACCAAAATGTTTTTGATAAGTAGAATAGTTTTGTGACTTTCATAGATTGATCTCCAAATAAATTTATGACCGGCGACGGATCAAAGGAGGTTGAAACCCCGCCGCCAGTCATAGTAGTAAAACGGGGTCGCCTACCCCGTTAAACTCAGTGTTTAGCCCTCGATGAAAGTCAACACAAGGTTCATTTTGTTACTCCTTAGTGATTCACACTGCTCCCTGTGAATCAACCAGGTTGACTCACAGAGAGCTTCATTAGGGTTATTAAATTGATTTAGGCTACGTTGCGCTTGCCAATACCACGCGGCCCATTGACGCCGACGGCGAACTCGTCGCGCACCTTGATGGGCAGGGTATCATTGGTGAACATCAGCCCCCCCGTTTCAGCGGTAACAGCAAATAGCTCAGGGGCGGGGTGTTGGCCGCCGCCGGGCGCCTGGCTGTAGCTAATGCCGATAACCGGATTTACAATCGGGTCAGTGATATAAGCCCAATCTCCGGCATCCGTCCAGTCTGGCACCGCCAAGGGAATCGGGCGCGGGTCCTCGCTGCCCCTGCTTTCGGCTTCGGGGACATAAGCCGTAGGCATCCCTTCACCATAACCAAAGACAGTCAACGCTACATCGTACAGGTCGGCGGGAACAAGAGCGAATCTGGGGAAAATGCCCAACCGCTTGCCGCTGTTTATCTCTGCGTGTTTGAAACACTCGATCCGGGCGGCGCGCCAGGCGGCGGTACTTGTACCGAAGGCGGTTGTAGCAACATTGCCATGGTCAGCGTGGAACAGGGGCGTACTATCCTGATCCAATGTCGGCCCCACGCCAGAGGCTTGAGTGAAAATAGCGGATACAGCAGCAGAGCGGGTGCGCAGAGCGGCAACAGCCAAAGCTTTGGGTACGGCCTGGATACGTAAAATGTCAGAGTTTTTGATCATCTCACGGGTGATCCCCACATAGCCGCCCTTTTTGATAAAGCTATCGCTCTCCTTGGCGTCGTCTACAGACAACTCACCATAAGCACCGCCTTCGGGTACGGTGGGCAAGTTGCTAATGCCGCCGTAAGTAATCCACTGCATAGCGTTCAGCGTTCCGTCGTTGGGGGTGGGAGTAACAATCTGCTCAAACCACCGCCAGAAGGCCAAAGCGCTGAACTGAACCATAATCACCTTGTTCATTGCGTTTACAGCCATCCCCGCCAGAGTGCCAGTCGTAGCAGCGGCCAACATCACCCGTTCCTTGTCGAAAACGCCGCGCAGTTCATAGTCACCGGTAAGGGCGCGATAAACAGCATCCATCCGGCGAAACTGCGGGTCAGGCATCTCCGCGCCTTCGACGCCGAATATCCAGTCAACAGCGGTGAAGCGATCCAAAGGAGTTTGCATCCCGTGGATACGTCCAGGCGAGCCTTCGCACGGCGGCTGCCCCATCCCCTGAATAACGCCAGGTTCAATTCTGGTAGCCAGAGCCGCCGTCAAGCCGGCAATTTCTTGCCGCATCCCGGCAATCTGAGCAAGCACATCAACATCCTGAACTTGAGCAGGTTTAGGGGTAGCCAAGACATCGGTATCTTCTGTGGGGGTTTGTCCCGCCCCATTAGCGGGGGTTTGGATGGTATTGTCATCCATTGGTACACCTCCTAAGGTGTTGATAATATTGGGGGACATTGCCCCATTGATATTTTCAGGCAGGATTACGCCTGCCGCTGATAGCGCTTCTTTAAGTCGTCCGTCTGCTCCGGGTCGAAAAACCACGTCGCACGATTCAACAAAGCCAAAGTCCGTAGTAACGCGAGTTTCGCCGTTACTGCCTTCTTGCCATTCGTGATCGCCATAAAAGAGAAGTGAGAAGCCAAGCGCAGCGCTTAGCCCTTCCTTGCTGTTGGCTATAATCTGGTCAAACAGCGAGCCAACCCAAGCTAAGTCTTCCCGGTCATAAAGCCGCAGCGTGGCATAAGCCGATTGATCTTCCTCAACATAAACCGCATTGTGGAAAATACCACACAACCCCTTTACTGAAGGACTGTCAAAGTAATCGGCGTGGTCTATAAAGCAAGAGATGTTTTCAAAAGAGCCGGCTTCCACGGCGGCCTTGATAGTATCGGCGGGAACATACCAATTGACCGGATCGCCGTCCCGTCCCTGAACAAAACCGGACTTCACCAGACGCACATCATACTCACGCGCCGCCACTCCCGCCTCTAACTCAAAAGGGACAGAGAACTTAGATTCACTCTTGCCCGTCGGACCTTTCTTCTTTTTGCTCATTGTTTAGGATCTCCTTGATTTTCTCATCAGACAAAATTTCACCCGCAAATTTGAAACTCAACCGGATAGCCGTCTCATCATCAACCCAACCTTCAGCCTTCATTATGGCAAATGCTTCGACAATCGTTTTGGCAGCGTTAGCCAATTCTGTATTATCGGCGCGGCTAATGTCGGGCGCGTCGATAGTTAATCCATAATCAGCAGGTTCACGCCCTCCAACGAAAGCAAGCTTGCGTCGGTAAGCCTGCTTAATCACGTCCTTGAGGATGGCAATAAAATCTTTCTGGCGCATCCGATAATGCCGGTGAGTAGGGTCACCCATTTCAGACGCGGTAGATTGCGTTGCGCTTGAGCCTTCACCCAGAAAATGCAAGGGAATATTGCCGCCTGCAGCAATAGCCAGGCGTATAGCCCTACCATCGGGAGACGCATCTATACCGCGAATATTGGCCGAAGGAAATTCAATATTCTCCCCCCGACCCTTAACCACCACAGCCCCGTCAGTCGGTGGGTTCTCTCTGTAATCCGCTTCTTTTTTCTTGACCAGATTGTCGGCTACAGTGATGACAACAGCAGACATCTTCCGCCGCAGATCGTTTAACTCAACGCGCCCACGCAACCATTTACTATATCGCTTGGCCCAAGGGAGTATCGGAGAGACATCAGACTCGCCCCGCGTAGCTCCTATTACTCGATTTATTTTGTAGTGTAGTAGAATCGGTTCGCCATTAATAGCGGTGTGTTTGCTACGCCAAGCGCGGGTTTCAACCTGGTTAATCACCTGCTCCTCAAAGCCAATCTCAGTCTCATAGTCATTGTCGTCAGTGATCACGCGAGTAATCGAAGATGCAGGGATTTCGCGCACATAACTCATTCCATCTATGGGGTTCGTAAACAGCACTATGAACAACTCCCCGGAGCGGGTGAGTTCATCACACCAAGCGGGCAGACGGTCATCAATGTGATTCTTCTCATGGTTCCAAAACCGTCTAACAAAAGACATAATCCAAAAATGAGTTGCCCTAACCTCAAAGCCATCGCCGACAACATACGCAGTAGTCAGGCGAACAACCTGCCGGATAAGGAAATTCTTGCGCCAGGCTTCAAGCGCGTCTTCCAAATCCTGAAACTTCTCATGCCAATCACGGTCTTGAGGACCAGTACCGGCACGGCTAATTGTCTCCCAACCAGAATCATCCCTAACCTGAGAGCGAACAGCCAAAGCAACGCGCCGCCAAAAACTGGCAAAAAAACTTGTAACTACCGTAAGCCAATTAGTTTCGGGGTTCATTACTATCCTTGTCCTCAATTACTGTATGATGGTATGTCCTGGTGCAGCGACAGCCCCAATGCAACGGAGGTTGTGGCCCCTCCCCTTTTTTGAAAACCCTACCATTATGAGACGAACATAATTCACACGTCCGATCATCGCCAATAGTAGTAAATATCTCGTAGGTGATTATTCTTCGGGGCATATCAACACAATACTCCTCGTCACACCCGGCTTACGGGTAATCAGATGAGCATCCTCCAATTGAAACAATAAGCGATTGACATAACTGGTACTGTTAATATGGATAGCCTGACCTATTTCACGATAGGTAGGCGAGTAGCCGTTTTCCCGGAAAAATGTTTTGATAAAGTCCAGGGTTTCGATGGCTTTACCATTCATCTACACGACGCTCCTGTCTGATAACGGCTGATTGACCGGTACTGAAGAATAAATGACCCTCACGGTGCAGGCGGTCAGCTTCGGCAATGAGCGCAGCAGACAGCAACCGGTCATCGTGAACAAAAACCGATTCGCCATTGACAACAATCTTGGCGGCAGGATTCACTTCCCAACGCAAACCGCGCTCGATAGCAACCCCCTCAGCCAACTCGTAACCGCAATGCTCTGCCTGCGTAAAAAACCACCAGGCATCCGATCCATCCAGTTCTTCAGCAAAATATTTAAACCGCCCCGTCTCCACCAAAGCCAGAAAATCATTACCCAACCGCGCCTTACCGTGCGATTTAGCGAAATCGAAGCCAAAGACGTGTTCAGGATGTTCCTCAATCAGCGCGTCGGTAATGCCTTGCCCTACGCCGGTGCTGTCACAGATTATGGCCGCAGGTTGCCAGTGTTCTATGTATGCGCAAAGTCTCTTGAACAGAGAAGGTTGACCAGGTACGTCTTGAAAATGTCTTGAGCCGTGATCAAGGAATAGATCAAGGGCATGGTAGTAAGGGCTTCCCTCGTCTTGGGGAATAGCAGAGACCACAGTAGCTACAGTGTAGTCCCGGCCAGGATTAGACAGATCGGCAAAGGTATGAGTTGCCGCCTCGTCCTGGCCGCCGACATCTATCAAGATAATGGCAATCTGACCCGGAATCGGCTGGCGTTGGCGCGGATGAGAACCACGCATCAGAGCCAGGCGTCTTTTTGGGAATAATCCGGCGGCTACGTCTACCGGTTCGTTAAAAAACTCGGTCCTAATAGCCGGATGCTGCCGCCCCTTGAGTTGTATCTGATTGTGGACAAACTGTGCATAAGCAGGATTTTCCACGCCTACCTGGTCGGCAGTGGTAATAAAAACCCGCTTGATTCCGTCTATGGCCTCAAGTTTCTCAAGCCGACTCTTGATGCGCCAAAGATAATCGGCCGTAGTACGCACAGTTCCCACATACAGAGCCGTAGCATTGGCGCTTGCTCTCATCGGCGTAAAACGGCGATCAATAATTGCCTCATCGCAATCCTGAACCTCATTGATAATAAGTAAAAGATTTGCCGTCGCGCCCTCAGATTTGGCTTGAGGGTGCGCGCTGAAGAAAGCGCACTGAGCCAGGCCAAGACCGCGCCGGGTAGGTTTTGATTTACTCCAGGCTTGTCCGGACGTAAGTTTATTTTCAAGGCGATTTTCAAGACGCATCACACCGGTTGAAGTTTGTTGAAAGGTAGGATACACGTGAATCATTGACGCCTCGACACGATGAAAGAGCGTCAAAAGAAAGGCGAGAGTTTGAGCTACAGCTTCATCTTTGCCAGACTGTCGAGGGAAAACCCATAGATACTCAATTCCTTTTTGACTGAGTACGCTATCAATCAAGGCGTTAGCCGGTCCCGTCTGATAATCCCTCAAAGGTAACTCAGTGATAACGTGCGAAAAGAGCTTGATAGAGAGGAGTATCTTCTTTAATTTGTGAATCATTGGCTACCAAGAATGAGCTCAAGAAACTGCCTAGCCGCCTCCGCTTCAACAAAAATAGCAATGATGGCGGCAATGATAAACGCAATCAGCCTGAACCATTGCACCGTCGTGAGCTTGGGCAGGCGTTCAAGCAGGGTCAGCCGGCGACGAAGATCAGGCTTCCGCCCAGTGACTTTCTTTAAAGTTGTTAAGATGCGCTTCTTGCCGTTCATAGTCAGACATTAATGTTGAGTTCAGTGCTTATCTCATCCAATGCCGCCCCGATAGCGTCAAGTAAGCCGTCAGCAGATTTACCGGATAGAGCGCGTTGATCCCGCAGTAGTCTACCTAATCGGCTCGCGTTTTGCCCGTGCAAGGCCAGCAACTTAGCCATTGTCTCAATATCACTGTCGCCGGTTGACGCTTCTTCCTGGATGAAAGCGGAGAGTTGCGCTTGTTTAGCCATCGCATCAGCTAGAATATCCTCGATGGTGCTGAGTTCTTTGACAGGTTGGGCGTAAAAACCGTGAGTTTGGCGGTTGGAATTGCCGGGCGGCGCGCCCCCCGGCTTTCCACTGTGAGCGGCGCAGAGCGGCGGGTCGATGCCTTTGATAGCCCACGCCTTACACGCCTGACCGTCGGCTTTGGTCGCAGAGCATTGGCGAGAATTGATATTCGATGGCACGACTGGCAAGCTCCCAGAATACCCAATAAGTAAACACAGCAACAATCAAAACTAAAACGCTGATCAGATCTCTCAAAACAATCTCTTTCCGTGCATAAAAAAAGCCTCGCGCCGGACGACGCTACCGCCGTCCGAACAGTTGTTCCTGGTAGTGTAGCAGATGTTGATTTATTTAGCAAGGTAATGGTTAGCCTCGCTGACCTCTGGCTCTAACCACTCTCCAGGTGCAAGCCGTTGTTATATGCCGCCCTGCTGAAGTTGCTTTTGGGTAAAGGGGGTGTTGGTAGGAGGTGATTTCTCCCCCCCGCTGGGGGGGGAGGTTTTTGGCTACGCCGGGGGGGTGTCTTCGATTGGTTTTGTGGCGAAGGTGAGGAGGCCCATTATTACAGCTCTCTGGGGCTGTTGATGGTGATGTTTTTTTGGCAGGTTGGCCAGTCCATCCAGTGAATATTTTGCCAGAGGATGGACAGGGGGCCGTTTTCATCGCGGACAGTAACGGCGCTGGGCGCAGCGCCGATTAGCTGAACCGGTTTGAGTCCTTTGGCGGTTCTGATTCTGATGCGGATGGTGGGAGACTGGCTTGTTGGCTGAGTTTTGGGTAAAATTGAGGTAGTCATACGTTTTGCTCCTTTAGTAGCAATATAACATTAGTGTTTCCGTTTTCATCTGCGGCGTGTGTTGCCTCAAAAGCGCGGTCAAGGAGACCGGCGCCGGGGAAAAGGGATATTATAATAAGTTTAGCCTGATCAATCACAGCACACCTTCTTTATCTCAGCCGCCCCGCCGTCGCCCGATTCTGATAGAGCTAACGGTAGGGGCCGCCAAGTTGTTAAAACAAATCCGTAGCCAATATCAAGAGAAGGTAGTGGTTAAGTTGTAAGTGATGAATCCGGAACAACAAAGTTAAACTTTGTCGCTCCATCACTTACTTTTCTACCACCACCCAAGAGAAATTATTTTAACCATTATGTCTCCTTTCACAGTTCCTTTAGATTTAAAACATTTCCATTTGCTTCACTTCTTCTGGACGACAACGAAGGCTCCGAATTTCTGCCCTCAATAGCTCCATTTCCAACACCAATTCCGGATCAATACCAATCGCCGAATGCGTCTCCGGCATCGTGCAAAGATCGAAACTCTCTGTCTCTCCACAAAGAATTTTCGACTTGGTATCAAGAGCTTCATCGCGCCATTCAACCAACTCATTTCGATACTTTACGTATGCAACCCTGGCAATTTCTCTGAGACCAAAACTCATTGTCCCTTTCATTTTACCCCCTCAATAATCGTAGGTGTCATACGTGCCTCCGTTACAGTAGTGCGTATGATTGGCCCGTCAGCTGCGCTTGGAGCGCCGGCGGGCTTTTCCATTGCTGTTCGCGCTTACGAACAGACTTACGAACAGACGTTCACTTATTTTTAAAAACCAAATTCTCTTCAATAACGGATAGTATTAATATAGTCTTTATATTAGCTGTGTCCGGGACATAACCCTCCTGTGTCCGGGACATAACCCTCCTGTGTCCAGGACATAACCCTCCTATGTCCAGGACATAACCTTAACCCTGTGTCCGGGACATAGCCCCTATGTCAGGGACATAGCCCCCCTGTGTCCAGGACATACCCCCTATGTCCGGGACATAGTGAGTTGTTTCCACTGCTCGTGTCCTAATTGATGGCGGCGCAGCCAACGCTTGTGCGCTTCCTCGACGTTGTCGGGCAACCAACTCGCCTGAACAGGAGTCAGGATAGGGAGATGCTCCAGAACTCTGAAAAAATAAGCACGTTCGTGATTTCTCCCTTCGGTGCGAACAGAAACAATTTGAAACTTCTGTAGAAGCTTCAAATAGCCGTCGAACGCCTTCCGGTCCTTTCTCTCCGCTCGACCGATGACTTTATGGCGGTTGCCGCCGGCGCATATATCGGCCAACAGTTGGATTGAGGGATAAACCTCCTTGCCCGGCCCATCCCAAGCAAAGCCCCGCAGTGTAATCCATAACCCGAATACAGGCGGCGTTAATACTGGCTGCCAGAATCGGATGGCATATACACTGGTCGTAATCGTCTGCTGTCGCGGATCGGTATAAACCAACTCCGTAGCAAACTGACCCGGCTCCACCTTCAGCGGGGCAGGTTTCGCGCCGTTGCCGTTGCCGTTGCCGCCAACCTGGGCGGCAATAGTATAGGTCTGGCTGGTGAAGGCAGCGACGGTCCGGATAATCGGTTTCTGTAGCCGCTTCTCAACCCAGTCTTTGGCATAACCATTTTTGACGTGGACGGTAAGGATATCGCCGTCTACACTGGCCGTTGTGCCATTGAGCAAGGTGTCGAATGTAGATTTGGTCATCTGACCGGCTAGGGTTTTAAGAATTTCGGGCCACTGCTCCATTTGCTCCATTGAAAAACTCCTATAAATATGATATAATATGACCGGCGGCGGACGGGCCGCCGGTCATTATTGGTGTTCCACTTTCGGGAACGAAAGCGGCTGGGTTATTGTATTGCCTAGTCGCTTTTTTGCGTCCAGACATCCTACTACCCCCAAAGGAGGAACAAATTGAACAACTACTGGAAAAGTATATTGGAAAATTTTTTAGCCGACCAAAGCGGTGATTGGGAGCCGGAAACGGAGGCTTGGTATAGCCGCCGCCTACGGCCGTTTTTTGCCTACCTCGAAGGGGAAGCAATCACCGTTGCCGCCGACATTAATATCCGTCATATCAAACGATTCTTTGCCAGTCAAAAGAAGTTGAAACGCAGTTGGTCAACCCGCAACGGCAACCACACCAGCATTGGCGTGTTGTTCCGATGGTTCAAAGACGAGCATCACACCACCATCAATGTCTTCGCAGAGGCCGGACTAAAGCGCCCCCGCAGACCTAAGCGGAAAAAACGCACCATTCCCCTGCACTACATCCAGCGAATGATCGAGGCCTGTGAGAATGAGACCACCATCATCTCCATTAGGGACGCCGCCATTATGCGCCTGCTCATCTCTACCGGCCTACGACGGGAAGAAATTTGCAACCTCAACCAGGTAGACATCGATCTGATAGATAAGGAAATGCGCATCGTGGGCAAATATGACGATGAGCGAGACGGCTTTCCAGACAACGCTGCGCTTGACGCTGTTCAGACCTGGCTATACGCCCGCCCTGAAACATCAGACCCCGCCCTATTCGTTTCCACAAAAGGCAACGGAGTGTGTCCGCCGTACCGTCGACTCAGCGCCAACGCTATCAACCGAGTGACCGACCGGTGGAAGAGCGCCGCCCACATTCCGGCTTCGGTAAACGTCAGCCCCCACAAATGGCGGCACACATTCGCTACCCACTATGCCGCCAATGGCGGCAATGCGTTTGAGCTACGCGACCTGCTAGGCCACAGCGACATCAGAACAACAGAAATCTATGTCGAGACTGACAAAAAAATCTTGCGCCGCAAAACTGATAAATTTGCCCCCAAAATCAGCTAATTTCAGGTCAGCGCAACGTGACCATATATCACGCGCCTCCCAAATCGAGAAAAAGAAGCCCTCGAAATATTCAATTGTTAAACCTCTCCCAGGGCGACCGCGCCCTGTATCTGCATCGCGGCCGCCCATCGAAAGGAGGAAGAAATACCCGCCGGGTCACCACTCCCGGCTTAGAGCGGTAAACCGCTCACCGGCGCTGAAGATATTCTTCAGCGCGGGTGAAAGGTCTACAAACAGCAAACACCACTGCGCCAGCGGTGCGGTTGCGTTGGCTCAATCTTCCATAGGTTAGTCGCCGAGGGGAAGATCGAGCGTTCAAGTAAAGAACGGTTAGCCCCTTTCTTTAGACCGCCAAACCGTCCCGTCGCCTCTCAAATTGTTCAATATCACTCAGCGGAATTATATAAGGCGAATTTCCCGCCGTCGGATTAACCTTGACAGCATTTAGAAATTTACCCTCACGAATCCATCGAGTAACAGACTGAGGCGTTACCTGCAAACGATCAGCGACCTGTCGAGTATTGAACTTCATCTCCATACAGCCACCTCTACAATCAAAAATATTCTACAATGTTCTACGCAGAACGTTCTACGCAAAACAATAATACCACAGATTGAATCGTTAGTCAAGGCCAGATTCGCAAAATCCTCCAATTGAGCTATTTATTTAAGCATAATGGGCTATAGGAATCGTCGTAACCAACTAAAAATGGCTGAGTGGATCATCAACGGAATCGAGTGGGTGATCCTCTGGCTCTGGCGTCGCGCCACCGGCTGACCAGTCTTTTAAGGCGTCAGGGCTATAACGTTGCCTTCTCCAGCAACCCCATTCGACCCCCCAAGCCCCAGCTATGCACGGCTATGGCTGGGAAGCGAATACTGGTTTGGAAAAACGCGCCGCCAATTTGACAACAGCGTACCATTGCGCTACACTTCACCCCACACTATATCAAAGGAGCGCACCTAATGACCCCTAAAACTTGGAAAGACCTACCAATACTACTTACCACAAAGGAAACCAGCGCCCTGCTACGCATCAGCGAGCAGACGATCAAGCGTCTATGTCAAGGTCGCAAACTCCCCGCCGAGGCGATAGGCCGCCAATGGCGCATTGACAGAGACAGGCTGCACGAAATGTTTGTAGTGCAGAACCCCGCCCCTGCGCCGGATTTCGGCGCCCACGCGATCTACAAAACCAACTCCAGTAAAAAATCGGGTAAACCCACCTAGCCTTCAAGCGAGTCACCCCCGTAAAAAAATAGGGGGTCGGCAGCAAAAAAGCCAGAAAGTCGTTTTCTATCATAGGCCATTCGGTAACCTATCTTATTCCATAGGGCAAGCAATGTCGGTACGCGGCTTTTTTTTGCTTTGCCTAACCCCCCATTTATTTTACGGGCTTGGTGTTGTCAGTTTCAAGCAATTTTTTGGGGGTTAGTTGGCAGAACAACAAAACACCTTGCCCACACCACCCCCAAAAATTCCTTTCAACTGCCAATCACCAAGTACTATTCGCTCTAATCCTCTCTTATCCAAACTGCTCGGGGTGTCGTCGTTCCACCGGGTCAAGTTTTGGTTCGTTCTGCGCATCTCCACAGTACAGCAAAAAAAAAACTCTGTTAATATAGCAAGTCCGCTTCTGGCTGCCCGCCCACCCGTTTTTTTAAGGTAAGCGTAGGGTAAGCGTAGGGTAAGCGTAGAGCAAAGTATACGTAAATGTGTTATACTATAGCTAATCAATCGTTACTTGCTAGGAGGTTCCAATGCTCGCATCGTTTGTCAGGCAATCCAAGCACAGCATCACCGGCCACGTCATAATCCAAATTTACCGCACGGCGGCGGCGGCTCAGGCCACTGCTAAAGCAGTGGCCCAGGCATTGCCGCCCACTTGCGGCGGCTGCGTTGTTCGGCGGCATCAGCATGGCACGGCCCAAGCGTGGGCTGTCAGTGTTCCCGTCAGGTTGGGGCCGGTTCGGCGGTCCCTATTCGGCGCGGTAGTTCGCACTGCTACGCCGTTAGTCGGTCAGCCATTCAATATTGTAGGTGGTAGCTATGTATAGCACCATTGGCTACACAGGCACGCGCCACGCCCACAAGGTCTCCGGCGGCCTGCCCGCTCTGGTTCAGCGGCTCGCACATTTGCCCGCCCTGGTAGGCTGCGCCTCCGGCGCAGATCTCACCGTCCGTCAGTGTCACAGCAACCCGCAAGTATTCACGGCGGCCGGCCGCCAGGGCTATCAGTTGGCGCGCCGGTCGGCCGCTATGGTTCAGGCACTTAGCCAATCGCCCGCTCCGGCTCTGGTAGTTGCGCCCGGCCAGCCTTGCCCGGCCAGCGTTGCGCCGTCGTCATCTTCCGGCGCGTGTTTCAATGGCAGCGGGTCCGGCACCTGGGCCACAACCGCCTATGCTGCCGGTCTGGGCGTCCCCGTGTTCGTCCTGGGCGGCCCGTTGCCCTCGCATTGGCCGGGCTATTGGCGGGTGGTGCAGTCAGGTTTGTTTGTAGGTTTGTTTCGGTTTTATCCGGCGGCTGTTCAGTCGTCATTGTTCTAGGCAGTCCAATAAAAAAAGCCGGTTGGCGTCATCAGCGCCAACCGGCCAAATCAATCCCAAGGAGGGATTAGCTATGAACACCCCCACTATATCACCATCACGCATTATCTACAATCGCGCCGCCCGGCAATGGGAGGCACACAACGGCAGGCTGCTCGGCGTCTTCCCCGCCGGCCCCGCCGGCAAACAGGCGGCCCAGCTTTGCGCCCTCAAACACGATCACCGCGTGCTATGGGATGAGGTCGAACGGATCCGCATCACCTACGCCCTGGATGCTCAAAACGACGCCATCGAGACCCGCACCATAAAGGCGGCTCAGTTAGTGACCGGCGGCCACGTATTAGCCGCCCGCCCATACAATGATCGCGCCGTCGCATACGTCCGTAGTCAATCCCGTGGCGTAGGTTACCACATTGAGCCATCTGTCTGGCTGGATGGCTATTTGCAATGTGATTGCCAGGACTATCATTACCGCGCCCCTACGCTCCGCAGTGGCCAGCGCGCCTGCAAACACATACTGGCCTACCACCTGGCTACGATAGAACAACGCGCCTACGAGATAGAAGCATTTGAAGTGGCATTAGAGGAAACCGACGAGAACGGCGAGGAGATCTTCGCGGAAGAATACGTTTACTGCCAAAACCAAATTTTTTTCTAAACCAACCAACGCCCGGCGGCAGTCTGGCCGCCGGGCATCTTATCAAAGGAGATAAAAATAATGGACGATAAAGAACGCTTGTTAGAATTAGGTCAGGAATGGGATCGATTAGACGCAATGGCGCTACAGGACGAAGACGATCTGGAGCGCGGAATAATTGCAAAACGGGAATCAATTCTGCGCAGTCTCAGTTACCAAGCGCACCGTCGTGAAATTGAAGAGGAAGCTAACAGAATTAGAGGCATATTATAACCATCACGCGGACCGACGGCCACACCCCCGCCGGTCCGCACCAACCAAAGGAGATAAAAATGCCAACCATCAAGACGATTCACCCATCAGGATTCCCGATTGACGTAGAATTAGACGACATAGACGACATTGACAGAATGACCGCCAAGCTGATCAGCTTGGGCTATCGCCCCGCCATCACCGGCGACACCTGGCAGCGCACCCCCGAGGGGCTGCCGATATGCCCGAAACACGGCGAGGTGATGCAGAAGCGCGAGAAACAGGGCGACACCTGGCACAGTCACCGCGTGGTCAACGAGACCACCGGCGAAGTTAGTTATTGCCGAGGCTACGCCACGAAGAACGGGAGCGGCTACCAGGTAGACGCTCCCAAGTCCACGACCGCGCCCGTCCTCGATGAGACCGCGCAGCGCGAAAAAGACCTCAACCCCCACAAGGCGTACACCCTCA